TTGGTATTTATCACGGGGTTGGGAGATCGTAGGTGAACGGATGATCGGGGATTGGCATACCTATATCGTGAGGAAATACGATGAGAGATGAGGATAAAAAGATGTTTGAAGCTCCTGATATAGCATGTGCTATATGTGGTGCGTCAAACAAAATTATGTATGCAAACAATGAATTAACTGGTTACAGATGGGTATGCGAAGATTGTTATATAAAATTAAAAGAAAAAATTGATAACGATAAACATGATAGACCTAAACACTAAATTGTCAGACCACTTTTCGCTTCGTGAGTTATTGATGACTGAAGTTAGGTCATTATTGGATACTAATATTGAACAAGGGTTAGAGCATATGTTTATCTTGAAGGTTCTTTGTAACACTATACTTGAACCTATAAGGCAATATTTTAATGCACCGATGATAATCACATCAGGCTTCAGATGTGGTACATTAAATTACATGGTAGGTGGTGCTACAGATTCACAACATTGTCTCGGACAAGCCGCAGATTTTCATGTAGAAGGATATACTTTAGAAGAAGTGTTTGAATGGATATACAAAAAATCAGACTTGCCGTACGGACAGGTGATTTTGGAAGGCTGGGTAGAGAACCAACCTTCATGGATACATGTTAGTCTGGGTGAGCCTTTTCGTGATATATCAAGATGTAGAGAGGCACTAACAATGGCAGCAGGTAAATATGTATGTATTAATAAATAAAGGAAGAGATGGAAATGTCTAATTTTGTAATGACAAAAGAAATGTGGGACATACAACAGGAAACACTGGCAGATATTAAAAAAGAGTTACATGAAATTCATGAAGAATTAAAAAGCAAAGCTGATGTTGATAATTGCGACAATAAACATAATGCATTGATGACAGCATTGGCACTTAAATACAATGGAAATAATAAAAAAAAAATTCAGATACCTGACACATTAACTGAACGCTTGAAATGGATGGCAATTATATTGTTTTTGGGATTCATATCAGGTGGATCGGTTATATCTCTTATAAGAGAGATTACAAGGTTAACAAAATAATATGAAGATAGAAACACAAGATGATTTAGAGAAACTGAAGGAAGCTATACATAGAGCTTCTAATGCTTCGGAGTTCAAGCATTTCTGGGATGAATTGTTTGCACAATTCTATCGGAGGGTTGGAAAAAACTTTGCAAATGATGAAAAACTTGACATGCAAAGTTTATTGTATTATAAAGCATATATGAAAGTTTTACATGATATAGATACTTTTATTAAGGCTACCATTTCTAATGGCAATAAAGCCGAGAAAATTATGGCTGAAGCAATAAATAAACAGAAGGAACATATAGATGAGTCCTTCTGAGAAAGGAGATTCTAATGGCTAACAAAACAGCTGAAGAGTTACAGGCTGAGATTGATAGATTGCGTCAAGAAAATCTTGATAAGCAAGCTATCATAGAGGCAACCCGTCAGGTCATCTCTACTATAGAGGCTCAGAATTCTACTCCGACAGATAGACCAGCATCAGTTGATAATACTTCATCTCAGACGAGTCCGAATAATGAACCAGTGCAAGTATTCACAAAGGATGACTTTGAAAAGAAAGTGAAAGAAGAAGTGTATAATACTCTTAGTAAAGTGGAGCAAATCAGAATGGAACAGGAAAAATTAAGGAACAGCTTTTATGAAGCTAATCCGGACCTGAAAGGATATGAAGAGATTGTTCAGGCTGCGACCTTGAGAGTTGGTAACTCAGCCAAAACACTTGCAGAACAGACGAAGCTTATAGCTGAGGAAGCCCGTAGAATCATTTCAAAACTAACGAGTAAACCCCTTCCACACGCAGAAGGTGGGGCCGTTAACACTGGCGGAACTCCTCCTCCTAACCCATCAGAAGAGACAGATAATCCATTAGATGCCTTTGCTGAGCGGGTATCTCGGCGTCAGAAGGGAAAACAAGCAGTAATTTAAATATTAAGGAGTTCGTATGGCTATATTGACGTCAGGTTACGCACCCAGTTACGGAGATGCGTATCCGAAACTATCGAAAAAATTAAGGATTCAGGCACAAAGGTTAATGAAGCTCAGGCAATTCGTTAAACCTGAGCCCGGATTTGGTAAGAATAAAGGTGATACTGTTGCGATCAACAAATTCAGTGCACCAGCAAGAGGAAGCAGGGTACTTTCTGAACTTGCCCCAATGCCTGTGAACAGCATCAAGCAAGGTCAATTGCTTTTGACAGTTCAGGAATATGGGACATCATTGCAGTATACCGGGAAGAAAGAAGACCTTGCAGATTACAATGTTAACGACCCATTTCAGAAAGCCCTCAAACTTGATATGGCAGTTGCACTTGATGCTATGGTAGGCGATCAGTTCGTTGCAACCGATGTATCATTAAAGCGTTCCAATGGGACAATCCTAACAAACGGGACAACTGAAGTTGGAACTGTAGCTTTGACGACTGCGATGCTTCGTATGATGGTTGCATGGCTTGAGGAAGGTAATAATATTACTCCACCAAAAGAGCCAACACCATATTATGACGAAGGCAACAACTACATCTTGGTAGGTTCTCCGAACCTGATCAGAGGCTTGCTTGATGATACATCAGCGAATAGTATCACAGATGTAGGTAAGTATGCACATCCTGAGGACATCTACAATGGCGAAATTGGTATGTATGATGGTGTGAGGATCATAAAAGAGAATAACTACTTCTCAAATCCCAATGGGGTTGGTGCAGGTGTTCTTTTTGGTGATGATCCTGTAGTTGAGGTTGTAGCTGTACCTGAAGAGATCAGATATCAGGAAGCCGATTATCAAAGAGCAAAAGGTGTTGCATGGTATTATCTCGGTGGTGCTAAGATAATGTGGCTTTACTCGGACCCAACCATAGTACAACCCAGAATTATATACATACCATAAGGAGGAAATATGGCAACACAATTATATCCACAACGATTTAATCACGGAGATAATTCTGTAGCACTTGCATACAACAATACTACTACAGGGCAAAACATTTACATCCAGCCCGGTCCTGTTCTGGTATACAGGATTATATTCTTAGCGCTTACCGCAATTACAACAGCTACTTCTGGAACATTGACAGTTGGAGTATATGATGGTTCTACCCTGATAGGTTCAGCGAACTTCATAGCAGGTACAGATGGCGCAGATGCTTACCATTATGCAGAGCTTACAACCCCTGTTGCGGTAGATGCTTCTGGAACTGGTGTACTTACTATAAAGGTAATATCCAACACTGGTGTAACAGGCGGAACAGTCAGAGCTATAGTACAGTACTTATAAACTCAAGGAGCTTCTCCAATGGGTTTTATAAGGCTTGAAGATGGCTCGTATGCGTACGAGCCAAATGTTACAACTATAAAAAAAGAGACCTCTACTCCGATAAAGCAGGAGGTGAAAGGCACAGCCTTATCAAGAGAGCCGCCTCCTGCTACAGAACAACCCGAAGCTAAAAAAGAGCAACCTAAAGAACAAGAACCACCGCAATATGTTGAAGTAAATGGGAAAGAAGATGGTCTTCCTAAATCACTCGTCCCAGTTGTGACATCTAAAGGGGCAATAAAATGCCCTATCTGTACTAAGGGCAATATACGGACAAATTTTGCTAATATGTCAAGATATTTTGAACATCTGAAAAGGGTTCATAAAGTTGTAGTTGTATTCGAGGATATCACATGAATTATGGTGAAATTCAGAGCATAATTACTTCAATTCTATCTCGTAATGACCCAGCTTTTACTACTCTAATACCTGCATGGATCACAGAGATACAGAACCGAATACAGCAAATGTATCCTTATTTTGCTGATAACCATATTGTTAGTGATCCACAAACCTTTACTCCGGGAGTTGCTACATACACAATGCCATCAGATTACAAATCAGACCTTCTGATTTATGTGCTTACAGCTGTGGGCGGGAATGTCTTTGATGAGCTTGAAGAAATAAGTATAGGTGAAGCATTAGCAAATTATGCAACTACTGATACTGGTTTACCAGAAAGCTATGTTATCCGAGGTGAAACGATTACTTTTTATCCTACACCAGACCAGGCATATACTTATTATTATGAGTACGAGAATATGTTACCTGCTTTATCTGCTTCAACTGATAGTAACTTCATAACTGAGAACTTCCCATTCGCTATAATATATGGTGTATTGTCAGAAGCGTTTGCTTATCTCCAGGAAGATTATTACATGAATTTCTATCAGCAATTATATAGGATGCAGGTGAAACTAATGAAAGATAATGACATCATCAAGAAACTCGGAAGAAACCCACATTTGAACTATAACTTCATAGGACAGGAAAGCAGGTCTATGCAATCCGCAACAACCTATAAATACTTATGAGCATATTGAATACAAATTTACCAGCTGATACAGATTACTTGAGTGCGTTCCCTGCATTATGGAGACAGGTTAAGACAACCATTCAGAATGCATTGAACCTTGAGCATACTATCTCGGGTAATGTTTATATCCACACCAAGATAGGATTTCCCTGTGATAATGACCAGTTCAGTTCTTCACAGAATACCTCGCCGGTAGCTTATAATATTAGAGCACTTACAAAAGGTGGTGGATTACAATATTACGATGGCACGAACTGGAATTTGCTTCCTTTGGGACTTGTTGCAAATATAACAGCTTCAGGTACATTCAATTCTCAGTATGGCATAACCTATCAAGTAATAGCTTCAGGTACAGGAACTGTTACTATTACAGGTACAGGGTTCACAACAATTAATATGCAAGTTGCAGGAGACAATCAATTTGATATGTTTCAGTTTAACGGAACATTAACTGTAACCTTAACAGGTACAGCAACAGTTTGGATATTACCAATATGAGCCTAATAGACACTACAAGACCAGGTGCAAACGATCCTTTATATCAAGGAGCAAGCGTAGTCCGTAAAGACGAAGCTGACATAAATGCAGTTATAAATAAAGAACATAGCGATACTGGTGCGCATTTGTATACTGCTCCACGATTGATACAACAGAATGGAACTTCAGTACTTAATCCCCATCTTAACAATCTTGTCTTTGATACCTCGTTAAATAGAATATGGTTTTATGGATACGATAAGAATGGGGCTGGTCCCAAATGGATAATGCTACCACATCAACCTATGACATCGGGCAATCTTTCTTTGAGTTTGCCTACCTCAATGGCAGGAGGAACTCTATATACATTGCTGAATAGCTTTAATGTGCCAGGTATGTCATCGGTTCAGCCATCATTATATCAAACCTTACCCTCTGGATTGAATACCTATCCGACTGTACTCTACACATTATCGTTCAGTGGCTCTCATACTGCGGGTGCTCCTGATTATGATTTCACAACCAATTCTACTCCAGATAAAGTTACAACTGATTATATTACATTTACTTTTACACCGGATGGTACAAACTATTATACTTTTGCCTTAAACAGAGTAGTTGCTAATGGAACTGTTACATGGACAGGAAGCTTCGTATTCCCTGTTTCATGGAATATTCGCAATCCAGCAAACTGGAAGTTATATGTTGCAGTTAATCCTTCCTATGTTTATGGGACTTCTTCACCAACATTGACCATTAGATATTCAGATGGAATTGTACTCACAGTTAAAGGGAAGGCGGTGGTAATATGAGTGGTGTATGGGATGTCACAATACCTCAAAACCTATCTGTACCTGATGTTCGTACTCAGTACATAGCTGATAAGTCATTATTCAATACCTTCTTTTTTAATGAGCACAATAGCGACGGCACGCATGATTACAGGATGTTACAGCTTCCAATACTGGTTGGGGGGAATGACATTGGGAGTGGTTCAGTTACAGGTGCAAGTAAAGATATTGGATACGAGAACCAATACAACGATTTCTGGATCAACAATCCAAATACTAACTACAGAGTACCGATAAAAAGTATTCTAACTTCTCAAAGCGGGACGTTGGGAAGTTTAGCAGTTACGTGGACTTACTCTTTCACTGCTAAAGCAAACCATAGGTATATGGCATTATTTATTGTTAGTATAAAAGGATTGTGGAATAACAGCGATAGTTTTGATTATCAAATTCCAATATTAAAAAACAACTCCACTATATATACTGTACATTTAAAACCAAATATAAAAGGTGTTGGGTATTATCCAGGTAGCAATAATAATGTGGGAGTTGTTTCAACAATTAATGTTGCCGATATCTGTGTTTATAATGCAGATACTTTAGTTACATATTCCATGACACCTAACTTTCTTAACCTTGTTATTCCACTAAGCAATTACACAGTTATTGTTATGGAGATATAATGAGGCGTCTACGGTTATTCAATTACCCAACACCATTCACGGGGCTGAATACATTAGTAGACCCACAGTTTATTAAGGATGGACAGAGCCCTGGTGAATACAATGTCAGCCATTACAGAGGTCTTATATCGCCTGCATTTAGCATAAACTTTTTTTCTTTTCCAGGCACTGGCACGATTTATACACAAACTAACGATTATCCACAGACATTGTATGGTATAGGAACTGCCTTTACATCGCAATTCTCCCTGTATTCGCCGTTACAGGAACTGAAAGATATGGTTGATATAGGAAATTTACTGGCTGGTAGTATCATAGGTATCACAGATGATACTCATGCAACTATCGGTACAGGGGGCGATGGTGGTAGTCTTTTTGCTGCATTCAGCAATCGGTCTTACAATATTTTTCAAGTCTTTCCATCACCAATACAGATAATCAAACTTGATAACCCATATATAGATAAACAATATTATTTTGCCATTTCCAATAAATGGATATACGAATTAAATTCAGCATCTGGTAAATGGTATGCTACCTTTTATGCAGTTGGAACAGTAACAACTGACGGGAATACAAGAACAATCGTAGGTAATGGGACTCAATGGACGAAATATGTAACTCCCAATAGTGCTATCGTATTTGGTGGGGTTGCATATACTGTTAAATCAATTACAGATGACACACATATTGTCTTATCTGATACCGATCCAGTGCCGCCTGCACAGATTGCTGTTCCATATAAAGTCTATTTAAACACTAATTCAACAGTAGCAACTACAACTGTATTCTTGAACAATGGGGCAAATACTTATTATGTGGCAGGTAACGGTGGTATCTATAAGTATGATTCAGCTAACGATTGTTTCTATGTATTTACCCCTGCATGGGCAGCGCCTACTGGAACTCCTTATACAACTGGAACGATAAGTACAGATGGGTCTACTACTACTGTAACTGGCTCAGGGACATACTGGATCAGTCAGGGGCATGTAGTCCCCGGTAGTATCATTCAAATAAATGGCATAAATTTCATAGTCCAGACTGTTACTTCAGACACATCGTTGACGGTTAATTTTGTGCCTCCACAAGTAACTAATTCATCATACAAGATATATCTCCCACAATATAAAATTGTGGCAGCAGAGCTTGTGTCAACCCATTACAATCACCTCATATTTGGACGGGTAACAAGAGAAGGGTTAGTAACAGATAATTATAACCTCTATTTCTCAGATATCAATAACGACATAATCTGGGGCGGTGACGGGACTACCAACGATGCCGATATAGTTAGTTTTCAGACAACAACAGATCAAATTCAGATGGTTGTTCCATTATATCAATACCTTGTTGTCTTTAAAGCTAATTCTATTTATTTGATGACATATCAGGGCTTACCACTTATCTATACCAGTCAGCAAATAAATTCTTCAATCGGTGCACTTTATCCCTTCAGTGTTGTTCCAGTAAACAACTTAATATTTTTTATCGGAAATGATAATGTTTATGTATTTGATGGGAATAATACAGTTCCGATAGCTACAGAGATAGTAACAGATGTGTTTTCATCATTATCAGGTGCTACTAATGTGCAAGGGATCTATGACTACAATACCCATTCTTACGCTATTGTAATATCCGCTACGAATGGTAATCCTTATATCTATAGCTACAATACACTAACAAAATCATGGTATAAATTGTATTCTTCTCAAATACCACTAACATTTACAGCATTAGGGTATTACAATATTATTTTATCAGCCCTCACCTGGCAAAGTTATAATGTTATTATGGAAACCAGTCCGTTTAGATGGAATCAGCTCATGGAGACTGCAACTTATCAAGTTCCTATTGGTGCTCTATACATACAATTAGGGGATGGTTATTCTTTTATTGTTACCTACGGACAGACAATAGTAAATGGGCTTAATGAGTTCTATGTACCATTTTTGGGGATTGGAGTACCAAGTGGTAAGCCCTCACAAATGCAGTACTGGATCAGTAAGCCTTTCAGTTTAAGTGAAGACGGAAGACCTGTAAGAATGGAGCGGATCAGGTTCAATTGCCCATCGGACGGTAGGAAATGTAGATTGTATTGCACGCTTTATTACGGAGATGATCGGAGCTTACAATACTCTATATCTCAAGTAATAGATTTGAATACTACAAACTTCTGGGATTTCTCAGTTAAAGGTGTATGGTTTCAGCTTTCTATAGATGCAGATGGCGGTACGGATAATATTACTGGTTATGATATATCAGGAATTGAGTTTTACTGGATACCGCCAAGTGATATGAAGAGGCTACCAAGATGAAAAATATCTTTGTACCTCAACCGATACCAACGAATATATCACCCGATCTTCAGAAATTTTTACAGAAAATGCAACTTGATATCATAGCATTACAGACATCTAATATCTCAAAAAGTATCAAGACATTGATGTCAAATGGAACTATCACTATCCCTAAAAGCAGTCCTGATAGTCCACCTGTGAGTTTGTCTGATCAGTATACAATTATAGTGCTTGGTACAGCAACAATTACATCGCCTTCAAATGTACCACCAACTATGAAACTTACAAGGCTTGATAATGGGAATGGGAATTTTGGAGTATGGAAATTAACAGGGTATGGAACTATAACCTTTACGAGTACTAATCAGTTGACAGTGATAGCCATTCCGTTGTAGAATATGAAAAAAAATAATATAAAATAAGGAGGAATTAAAATGAGCTGGGCTGAAATAGCAGGAGCAGCTGGAAGTCTTTTAGGTGATTTGTTGCCACATGAGACAACACGAAAAGAAAACTATGGGTTCATGCAATCGCCAGAAATGAAGCAATGGCTTCAGCAGATGGAGGCTAATTACGGGAATTTATATGGCACTCAAAATGCTCAAATAAATCAAGCAATAAACCAATTAGGAAGTCAGTATGCAATGCCATCAAACTATCTTGCCAGTATTTTGGGAGGCAGTCAATTAACTCCTCAAGCATTACAGTCAATATATCAACCTTTCATAAATGCAGCGAATGTGGCAAACCAGGCAGCTTTAGGGAATGTAGCAAGTCGGATGAATAAGTCAGGAGTTGGAGGTTCATCAGCTGCAGCAGGTGCTATGAGTAATGCACAGAATGCGACCAATGCAGCTCTTGGACAACAGCTTGCAGAGCTTACACAAGCTGCATTGAACAGGCAAATGCAGGCAGCTCAATTGGCTGGTCAAATTCCTGGATGGGAGGCAAATACATTAGCGAATTTGCTTGGAACACAGCAAAACTTACTACGACAGGGATATGGGATGGCGTATCTGATGCCCCAATTAGGGAAGACTGGGGAAACTCAAGTATCTGGCTTAGGGTTCGGAGGTTCTATATTCTGAAAAGGAGATTATTATGGTTGAAAAAAATCCAATTATACCGATACAACCTAATAATGATACAACAGGTAATAACACAGACAGTGTATCAGATATAATAACATCAGCCCTACTGGGACTTTCTGCGGGTATTAGCGGACAAAGTATAGCCCCATATCTTGAGAACATGCAAAGGATGCGAGACTTAAGAGATGTTCAGCGACTTAATATAGCTTTACAAGCCGATCCATCAGCTATCTATAATAGTCCTCAATTGAGACAAACATGGGAAAAGGTGACTGGAACTAAGCTTTCTGAACAGCCACAATATCTTCCACTTGCAAAAATGGGAGCTATAGAGCCTGGTCAGACTACTCCAACCACTTCTATACCAGTTACATCTCAAGGGTATGAGCAGTTTCTTCAAACCATTCCATTTGAATCAAGACCAGCATCGCCTGAATTTCTTAAAGTTTTGGGATTGCCTTCAGATATGAAGGTAAATATTGGTGATGCTCTTAGGCTCTTACCTGCAATGAATAAAGAAAGGGCAATGGAAGCATTACAACAATACAGAGACGAACGGCTTAGACTCGCAGAGGAAAAACTTGAGGAACAGGCAGCAGAGAAAAGGGCTAAAGCGGCTTTGTCAGGTAAAGCTCGTAGTGGAACTTCTGATAAGTCAAAGCTTACTTATCTGCAAGCATATACAAAACTAAGTGCCTTAAGGAATCAAAAGATAAATGAATGGCGTAAACAGCATCTATTAGATCCAAATGTAATATCTAATCCAGCTGCTGCTCAGGCTGCTGCAGAAAAATACGCTAACGAAAAAGCGTTAGATGAGTTATCAAAAATTTCAGTGAGTGATGAGGATAGGGAAGCACTTATGCGGATTTTTGGAACTCAACCTACTTCAGCTACTCCAACTACTCCAGTTCCTCAAACTCCGCAAATTCCGCCGGCTGCAGGGACAGCAGGTACATCAACTACTAATGCACCAACTACACCGCAATCAGATGAAGCTGAAGAAAGAAGAAAAAAATTGTTCGGACGGTAAAATAAATGACCGATGATGAAATAAGGGCTCTATATAAAAGAGCTCAAAAGTATCCCACATGGAATGATTTCATATTATCTCCAGATGGTGACCGCTTTTTTGATATGACCCCGCTTGACCAAAAAGCCTTTAAATCTCAGTATGCAGATGACCTAAAGGCTACACCAGAAGAAAAAGATAAGTTTCTTAAAACTATAGATATATCGCCGAAGATGAGACAAGACTGGGCAATGATGGCAATGGCAGATTTAGCCTCTGGTACGGGGGTAGTCGGAAAAGCACTTGAGTGGCTTAACCAAAAATTGAACCCAAAGGGTCCTCATGAGTACAGCAAAGCTCAACTTGAAGCATTATTGCCATCCTATAGGGCAACAGGAGAAAAGGGTAGTGAAGGTATATATAGTCCTCTTATTCATGCTATAGAAACCCCTGTAATCCCGAAATTTGTTCCCTTAATTGGTGGGGCAAATTTGCCATCTCTTTTTGGATTTAATCCAGAAGCTGGACTTTCATCAATACCTTCAGGAGGGCTATTCAATCTGGTTGCAGGTGGAGTAGGTGGAGCAGTAAAGCCAATTGCAAGAGGTGCAGCAGAAGGAGCATTAAATTTAGTTGGCAAACCTGTAGCTGAGAGTATTCCCAAAAGCCTTGCTGCTAAAGCAATAGAGTCATCATTGACAGGTGGAACAGCAATGGCGGCAGGGCAATCTGCAACAGGCGGAGAGGCAGGTAAAGGGTTTGTAGCAGGTGCTCTTTTAGGACCCGCTTTTGAAGCTGCAGGTGGTGCATTAAGAACAGGGAAAGCAGTAATTACAGGGGAAGATACCCCCTTTATGATATTAAAACAGAATGTTGAGCAGGCTAAGGCACAGCGATTAGCAAGAGAAGCTGAGCCATATAAGACTGCAACTGAATTTTTGAAAAGCAGGACAGTTCTTGAGAAAGCTCCAAAACCACAATCGCCTCAGCAAGGTAGTTTGCCTCTAAAAGGCACAGCTGCGCCTGCTACTTCTACAGAGCCTCCTTTATTGTCTCCATCACCACAACCCTTACTTCAAGGAGCAGGGGAAACCATACCTCCAGCATCCCCTGCTCCACCTGTTACAACCACAGTACATCCAGACCCATTGGAAGTTCCGCATGAGGCAGTTGTTGAGTCTGTAGCATCCCAGCTCAATACCGAACCATCTATGCCAATACAGAAGCCCATATTACCAGATACTTTGAGTACATCTCCAAAACCAGAGCCAGTTAGTCCAACAAATATCCCGGTCCTTAAAGGCAATAAGACACAAGCGATCTTACAAAATAGTCCTATAGATTATGAATATGTGATAGCACCACTTGATAATGTCATAACTTCCCATAACCACGAGACCTTCAGTCCCAACAAAGAATATCCACAAGTTATGCAACAGCGGGATAGGTCGCTTCCTTCTTATCGGCTTCAAGTTACCAAGATGGCAAATGATATCATACCTCAACTGCTTGCAGATAGTCCTGAAGTGACAAGCGGTGCACCAACTATAGCAGACCTCAATTCTACAAGCTTTTATGTAGAGGCTGGTAACGGTAGAACAATGGCTCTGAAGTTATTAGATGATAAAGGATACAATAAATATATAGATTATATAAAGGAAAACGCTGACAAGTTCGGCATAAAAAAAGAAGATATAGATAAATACCAGGAGTCGGGTCAGCGGGTTGCGTTATTCCGTAGACGACTTACCCAGATGCCTGCAGAACAATATGCAGCTCTGAGTAATTATAATTCTACAATGACCTTCTCGGAGATTGAGAAGGTTGCGAACCTTGCAAGTATGATTAAGCCTGATACAGTAATGAAGTTCAAGCCAGTAGGAACAATTGAAGAGACCATTAACTCACCTAAAAACAAAGAAGCGCTTGCTGAAATTATAGCTCAGCTTCCATTCAGTGAGCTCAATAATTATCAATCAACTGATGGAGCTTTAACACCTGCGGGGACCAAGAGGATCATACAGGGGATGTTCTATAAAACTTATGGAGAACGCATATCAAAGATACTTTTTGACGATATAGATATTAATATCAAGAAAATAACAAACGGGCTTGCAGATAGCCTTCCACTAACGGCATCAGTGAAAGGTAAAATTTTAACAGGGATTATAGATAAATCAATAGATATTTTCCCTGATTTTGACCAAACAGTAGAATTGTTTAGTTCTTTACGAAAACAAGGTATCGCTGTTTCAGATTATCTTGACCAGCAAAAGATGTTTCCTGATATCACTAATCTTCAGCAATCAATGTTGCGTGCTCTGGATGAATACAGTTCTTCTGCTAAAAAGATCCAAACTCTTATGAGTAGCATTGTTGATGCTTATAAACCTTATGAGAAGACTTCAGGGACCTTACAGGGTATGGAAATAAAGCTCCCAACAAAAGAAGAATTGTGGAGTACCGTAACGAATAAGGCTGCTGCGAATTTAGGGGAATCTTTATTTGCAGCTCCTGCAGCTCCTGAAGCACCTAAATTTGTAGAAGAAGCTCCAGCTTCAAAGGTACTGGAAATCCCAACTGAAGAGGCACATGCGAAGGCAGAAGAGGATATTGCGAAGGTTTACAAGACCCTTAAAAACGATTATCAGCGAATGAAGTATTTAATGGAAAATTCTAAAAACAGAATAGAATTTGACCTTACCGATCCCAAAAGCCCACAGATTAAAATTACCAATACCCCTGGAAGAATATTAACTATAAAATCCAAGAAAGGTAATGCCGAAATTCCTTTTGATGATCCAATAGCAAAAGAATATCTTGAAACATTAGAGAAAGCTCAACACAAGCACGGTGATAATGTTGAGATCAGAGATAAAAGAAAAACGGATTTTATGGTTAATACAGTTAAATTTGCAGATACTATCACTGGTCTTGATAGTGCAGGATTGGCGAAATGGACTACGGAATTTAGAAAGCTGGTAAGCAACAAAAGGGAAGAGTATGGTGCTTCTGTTCTTTACCTGAATCAGGAAGATATAGAACATCTTGTGAAGGTTCGGAATAATATAGTAGCTCAAATACCAGAAGAGCTGAACAACATTACCAACTTAACAGACTTGAGAACTGCATTAATCACATCAAATATGAACCCTCAACTGGTACACCAAATAGATAACTATAAAGCAGACCTGATCCAACGATTGGATGCAGCAGTAACCAGATATGAGAATTACTATTACGATAAACACGAGATCCCTGCAAGTGTTCTCAAGATTATGAGAAACAATGGTGAGAAGCCAGAAGGATTATCAGAAGACGGATATAATCGTGCCAAAGATTATATGGCTGCAAAGGATATTCCTATCCCGTTTGATGATGAGACTGGAGCAGTAACAATAGATTTCCTGTCAAAAATACCAGCATACGCATATCGTGAATTCAGGGTTGCCCAAACCCATTTTCATACACTTGGATTTCTTGCAGATCAAATGAGACGATTAAAATTTAACGATGTAGCAGAGTTGGTAGATAAATCACTTGACGCTTATCAACGAAAACAGATTGCAGATAATACTATACGGGATCTTAATAAAATGATATATTACAGAAATGGTAAACATATCTCACCTGTAGAAAATGAAGTAATATGGCAACTGCTGAATAAGTATGCGAACCCTGATGATGTTAAAGCCCTTATTGGCAAATCTGTTTCTTTTATGACAAGGGAAGGTGCGGAGGTTGGTAAACCTTTTGATTTTCTGATTACCCCGGATATTTATAAACGGTATGCATACGCAAGAGCATTCTTTGATTACGCAAAAGATATGCAAGGTATACAAACAGATATCAAAGCCTATGCACCACACTGGTCATTAGGCAAAATGAGATACGGATTATACGATACAACAAAAAAGCAATTCATAGATAATAGAACATTCACACGAGACGAGGGGCTTGCCGAAATGCTTGCCCATATAGAAGAATACAAAAAAGCAGGTATTACACTTACCCCCCGTGTTTATGATACCGCATTTGATAATCTTGATCCCAAGACATTACTTCGGTATAACAAGATTATGGAATCTAAGATTGCGGAGGTCTTTTCAAATCCTAAATTGTTTGGTGAACTTTCATTCAGTGCAGATGAGATACTCGCTAATAGAGATGAGATAGCAACTGCTCTTGGATACAAGAGCCCAAAACTTGCTGATGTCAAAACATACAAAGGACTATTGCAAAGCAAAAATAGGGCAGCAAGCTACTGGATTGCGGACAGTAAGGCTATGGAAGTATATCCGTTTCTTATGAACCGATATCTTATGAGCCTTGAAGTAAACAAGCTTAGACCAGTTTTGGATACTTTAAGAGCTAAATACAAAGATAACTTCTATGTAAAGGGTGTATTGAATAGAGTTACAGATGCATTGAATTTGGCGATGGATTCAGAAACAAGTAGTGAACAGGTTGCACGAACTGCATTAGAAAGGATGATTTTATGGGCTCGTAAGGAATCACGGGCTGTTGGACGAGAGCCTACAGTCAGAAAGGTGCTTGATAATATGCGTTCGTTAGGTGCAACCTTTGCACTGGGATTCACCCGTATGTCAACAGCCTTTGTAGTATACAGTCAGCCATTCGTAACTGGTTCAGCTTCTGAGCTTGGGCTTAAGAATATGTTATATGCTTACAATGAGGGGCTGTATAACTTCATAAGAGGGCGTGCAGATGACCCCTTACATGTATATATATCAAAGACAATAGGCTCACATACTCTTAGTACTGATTTTGCAGACCACTTCGGAATTCGGGATAGCCTTGACAAGAAGGCATGGGGATTCCCATTGTTCCTGTTTAACAAGGCTGAAAGCTTTGCTCGTATAGTTACTGGCATAGCTTCCTATAAACATGCAGTAGATGATTTACACATGACAGACGAAACACAGATACTGGAATACATGAGAAAGATGAACCGTGAAATAGTACATGATTACTCGGAAGCTAATTTACCAACCCTTATGACAGGTGCAGGACTGAGGACATGGAACCTGTTTAGACCGTTTACGGTGAATTTATGGGAAAATGGGATGCGGTTCTTCAATAAAATTCCTCAAGACGGTGGAAAAGCATTCGCAACTTATGCACTACTTAACTTTGCTCGTGGTGGACTCATAGCAGTTCAGGGGCTACCAGTATTGATAGTTGCATTAGGTGCATTACAAGCAGCAAGGGCTGTGAACTCTAACCTTGATGACTATTGCCAGAAATACGAGAAGAAATATAATATAGACTTAAGAGACATTGCTTCATCTCTGATTAACAACTACTACAAAGCAATTAAAAAAGAAAAGGAAGAAAATAAAGAGATGGGAGATGGCGATACAGATGTTGCAGCCTATAATCTGATTAGCTCAGGATTATCTGGAATGATAGCAGGTGTTAATTTAGGGATGCACCATAGCTTGAGCTGGCAATCTGTTCTTTCAACTATCCCTGGGCTGGATGCTGTTATAAATGAGAAGTATGGAACTGGTATATCCTATGTCCCATCATTTGTCCTCAACACAGCACGCAATATTACTAACCTTATCCAGTTGTTCACACTGCCTGATATGAAACATGATCCTGTTCTTGAGCGTGGTGGATTACTGGATCTTTATAAAGCAGGTGGTATGGATGGTGTGCTGGCAGGCTTGTTATTCTTACAGAATGAGCAACTTGCTAAATGGAGTCCATCGCTTGAGGGTGCACTTAAGGCATGGGAGCTTACCAAACCAGGAATTACTTCGCAGGCTTTACAACAGAAAGAGGCTTCTACTCCGCTTAAAGAGATATTACAGTTCCGTACGACTGGCGGGATTGCCAATATCGCAAAAATAAGGCTCATAATGGGCGGTGGTTATCCAGTGAATGTAAAGGCAGTGGGGCCAAAGGATCAAGCGTATGGATGGTATCGGGTAAGATTATTTATGGCAGACCAATACGAGACAGCGAAGGCAAAGGGCGATACCAAAGGCATGGAGAAATATACTAAGCTAATGGATGTTGCCCAGGATCATTTACAAAGGTTATACATTCAGGAAGCTACAATAAAGAAACAAAGAAATGAGCAACCTCAAACACTTGAGCAATGGCTGCGTGATCTTCAGAATAGGTTTATAAAAGACTACAACCGTCCAAACAGAGAATTTAGCCCTGGTGCTACCTTACAAAGTGCGGAAGGAGAGTAAATGGCTAAGTTTCACTTTATAAGCAAAGATGCAGATATATTACCAGTAGCATACTACATGGCACGAGCAAACCACGATGTTGTTGTTAATGTGGTACATCCAGAATATCGGGAATTCTCATTATATGAGAACATATTGCCTATTGAGTATGGACTACCAAGAAATTTTGATAAAGACAGAATTATTATATACGATGAAACAGGCTTCGGAGACCAGGCAACTGCATTAATCAAGAAGGGATATCAAGTAATAGGTGCAGCTCAGATTGCAGATAAGATGGAGAATGACCGAGAGTTTGCTATTAAGCTTGCAAACGCATGTAAAATCAATATCCCAAAAACATTTAGTTTCAAACATGTTTCAGACTACAAGTCAGGAGACATCCCGGCGGAGGGCTCATGGTTTGTCAAGTTTGATGATAAGGATGTCTCTACAACAAGCCATGTTAAATCTACAGCCCTTATATCTGAGAAGATTGAAGAACTTATTGACGAAGGACTTATCAAATCTGATACTTCAATGGTAGTGCAACAAGCTATAGAGGGTGTTGAGATTTCAACAGAGATGTGGTTCTCACATGGCAAACCGTTATTCCCTCTGAACTCAACATTTGAAGATAAAAGGCTTCTTGCGGGTAATATAGGTCCCAATACAGGATGTATGGGGTCTGTGGTGTTTAATTATCAACAACAGTATCCACGATTATACAAAGGATTGTTTAAAATTCTATCAGGTGTTATGGGAACATTTGACTACACAGGTCCCATAGATATTAATGTCATAGTATCTTATGCAGACCATTACGCATACTTCCTTGAGTTCACACCTCGTTTCGGGTATTCTGCCTTATATGCATGGTTGAGAACATTATCAGTTGATTGGGGATATTTCTTTGAAAAGCTTGTATCCGGGGAGCTCAGACAGCTACCTGTAGAACCTATATATTCAACTGCTATTACAACCTATATTCAGCCGTTTCCTTCACCTTGCGAGGTAATAGAGTTCACAGACGAAAAGAATGGTAGTCTTAAGAAAAGAAAGGTTAATCTTGCACGGGATAAGGCTGTTCAGTTCCCGGTTGAGCTTGTTGACAAAAAGAATGTTTTCATGACGAATGTCTATGTAAATGAAAACAAACTTCTGACTTGCGGATTTGATGGTGTTGTTGCTCATGTAATAGGAACTGGCAAGGATGAGAACGAGTCTATCAAGAATGCATATGAGAATGTAAAAAAGATTGTAAGTCCCCCGAATTTGTGTTATAGAAATGATATAGGTGCAAGGGTCAAGGAAGCAAAGGCTTTCTTGAACCAATTTAATTATGAAATATTGTAGTCCGCCCCCCTTACTACAAGGGCTGTCGCTGACAGCTATAGGGGTGGACTCTTAAAAAAAGAAAGGAGGATAAAATGCCAGCAGTATCAGAGAAACAAAGGAGGATGATGGCAATAGCAGAGCATCATCCCTCAAAGCTTTACAAGAAAAACAGGGGAGTACTCAAAATGAGTAAAAGCCAGCTCCACGATTTCGCAGTTATGCCCAAAAGAAAAAGAAATAGTGGTAAGTTTCATTTCCACTCATTTTAATTTAAAGGAGATAACTATGCCTATAAAAGCTGAACTAAAAAAAATCTTGTCACTTCTGGAAGGTAAGAAACCAAATGAAGCAGTAGCACCTGATGAGCTTGCAAAAACGCTTGGTCAATCGGAAGAAAGCGAAAGTGGAAGTGCACAGCCTGCTTCTGTCACGAACAAGATAACAAGCCCCAATGATCTTGACCAGTGGATTACCACGCATCCCGGAAGAATACCCAAAGAGCAAGTTCCAGCAGTCAAACAGCTTGTTGAATTATATTTCACAGACCCGAATGCATATGGAGATGCCCTCAAGGATACCTTCATGGGACGGGGATTGCTTGATCTTTACGAAGCACTAACTGGCAAGAAGTGATTACCAAAATTGTTTGCAAGTTTATACCCCATAAAGCTCAGAGGTATGATACAGTAGGGGATTATTACGAGAAAGGTAATACTCTTCATTTCAGGATTTCATACTTCAAGAACTGGAGATACCATTTCCTTATCTTGATACATGAGATTGTTGAAAAGGTGATTTGTATGGACAGACATATTTCAGATGCCGAAATAGATGCATTTGATATGAACTATGAAGGTGAAGAGCCTGGAGATGACAAGAATGCTCCGTACTATTCAGCCCACCAGTTTGCAACCAGTATTGAGAAACTTGTTGCCCGGGAGTTGAATGTCGACTGGATAGAATACACTAATGCAGTCAGGAAGAAGTAAATGCCTTTCGTAGAAACCAGCCAGTAGCGATCAGCAATATTATTATTACTACAGTCTTTATCTCAAGGATATCGTCAGCTTTAATGAGATGGTATCCTATGAAAGATAAAGCTACAAATATAGTTGCTAATGTATCCATGATCCCTCCTTTTTTCATGAATGTAGATGCCTTGCATTTATACCAACCTCTTTATATGGTGACTTAAAGCGTCCACGCTCATATTCCTGTCTACGCATTTTCCTTTGTTCCTTCTGACACACAAGGCAAATCCTTGCCTTCGGCTTATCCGTTACAAATATTTTACCACATTTAACACAAATTTTTTTCATATAACCCCC